TGACGTAATCTTGAATTAGGATTCTTTGCAGCTTTAGGAAACTTTTTCATTTGTCCTTTCGATCTAGCGCAAAATGATGCACGCCTCTTTGCTGCCTTGCTACCCTTCTTAACATTCTTTTTTGTCACAGCAGTTTTAAGTTTACTACCGGGATTATCTCTTTTATATTTAGCTACTCCTTTAGCTGTCATACCGGCACCTTTTTTAGTTGGTCGCTTATGACCACCTTTAATGGTATGACCCTTCATAGTCCCTTTACGTTTTGGTTTTGTAGTAGCCATTAGACATTAATCTTGCCACGCTTTTTAGCAGCACTACCAAACTTACCATAAGATTCGTCAGCACTTGCTTTTAGCTGTTTAGATGTTCTCTTCTTCTTTACTCGCATCGCAATGGATTCATCCTTACGATCCTTATAACCTTGCTTCTTAGCAACCTTCTTTTTCTTTTTCTTCTGCTTGGAACCTTCTAGCCANACCAGATAGGAGGGTGATCCTANAGCATACATATCTTGTTGACCTTTGGTTGACATAACTTTACTCCTTTTCTATCTAAAGAAATCTATATTAGAATCCACGCAATGCTGCGCCTTGTCCTCTACCACCAAAACCTTTACGNTTTNTAGTGGAAGAAGTTTTTCTTTTAGGTTTGGATGCTGCTTTCTTTTTAATTTTAACTTTAGTCGTTTTTCTTGGTCTTCCTATTAATCCACCTTTAGCATCACTAGTCAGTTCTGCTTCTCTCATATCTGGATCAGTAGCTACTCCAAAATCATCTGTTTCAGGAACCTCATATTTTAAACCTAAAGCTTTGGAAACTTTTTTAATCTCTCTCCAATGTGGATCTTTTTTAGATTTTTTCTTCTTGGTTTTTTTGGTTACACCAGCAGGAGTATCAAAAAAATCATCATCTACATCTGGACTAAGTTTGCTGTGAGCTACAAGANCAGTATCATATACCTCGTCCTTTGCTCTTTTCTTAGGAGGTGTTGGTTTTGGTGGTCCAGTTACTGCAATAGGTACTGCTGCTAATGGATTTGGCCTTCTATTTTTTGGTCTTTGTCTTGGTGGTCTTGGACTTGGAGTTGCTCTGGTAACAGAAGGCGTAGGTTTTTTAGCAGGAGGGCTTGGCCTTGTAGCAAGAGGTTTATTTACAACAGCAGGAAGGTTTGGCTTTTTCTTTGGCCTTGGCCTTACTACTATTTTACGCGGACCACCCTGACCACGATTAGGTATAAAATCAGGATTCACTACTTCTTCTTTTGGTTTAGATTCAGGTTTGCGTGTCCTAACTCTCACTCCTCTTGGAGGAGGAGGAGTTACTACAGCTTTATCTCCCTTAGAACGAATAAAAGGAGGTTTTGTTTCCTTTGATTTAGGTTTAACTGGAGGTTTAGCTACTTTAGGTTTAACTGGAGTCTTAGGTTTAGTACCCCAAGGTGTAGCTTTATTTGTAGGTTTTCCACTTACAGCAGGCGGACCTTTAACTTTAGGTTTAGCCGAGGTCTTAGTTGTAGCTGGTTTAGTAAATTTAAGTTTATCGCCTACTTTTTTTGCAGCATTTTTAGCATTCTGTACTGCTTTAGGACTAATCTTTCCTTTTGTTACTGCATTTCTAGCTGCTGCCATAGCAGCCGCTCTAGTTTTAAAAATTTTCGCACCTAATCCTGCTACTTTAAAAGCAGTACTGCCGGGTATTGCTACTAAAAGAGTATTAAGAGCGGCGGTTCGACCTCTATCAATATTTTCTTTAGTCCTAGATACCGCAGTATCTGCAGAACTTTTTCTAGCCGTAGAGTGCCTACCCCTACTGATCGAGTGGATTGGTGTTTTGCCCTTTTTAATTTGTTCTCTTTCTTTAGCAGCTTCCTTCCTCCACTTTTCTTTTAGTTTTCGGACTGCCCCTATGCCACCCTTCATATGTGCATTTATAAGAGCTTTACTTTCTTCTGCTTTAGTCATAAGATACTAATCCTCTCTATTAATTTGTGTTAGCTATGAGATTATCATCAGCACCTGCAGGACTAGCAGGAGTTTCCATGTCATCTCTTCTTGTGCGTCTAGCTTGATTTCGTTGAAGCTCTAGAACTTGAGTATACTTTTGTTCATAAAGCTGCGCCCCCGGAAAATCTTTTTGGTACAACATAGCTTCTACCATAGACCCAAAAAATAGAAGATCATAAGCAAGGTCACTGAAATAATTTGTTGGGGATGCAGATGTAAGAGTAGTCGGTCTGGAGACATGCACAACCTCACCATCAAAAGCAGAAGATGGAGTGGGTGCAATTAAAACCGTACTATTATTTCTTGGCGCATAATATTTAGGTTCACCTGTAGATGCAATTACAGGCCAATAGTCGTTGATAAATTCATCTGTTCTTTGAAGCAAATTAATTCTGGTTCCATTAGCAGTAATATTAATATTTTTTACTATTCTAGTTCCTGTAGGTAAAGTTACTATTCTATCTCCTACGGCAACAGAAGTATAGGATACTAAGCCGTAGTCATCTAAATCTTTTGTTAGACGCTCCTCTGCCCTGTTAACCATCTTAGGAATGTAATCAAGAAATTCTGTACCTTCGTTCTCACAGGCTTCCTTAATATCATTTACTAGAAAAGTATAATCAGCCATAGAAAATTGCTACCGTAGATGCAGACGTAGGTGCAGATACCTTGACTGTACTAGCCATCCGAATTCCTAGATCAGGAAAGTAGAGTTCATTAACATCATTAGCAGTTGTGTTTACAAACTTAATGTTATTACCTTTAATATGACCTCTATCAGTTGTAGATGTTCCTGTAATCAGAAACGTACCTACACCAGAAGCGTTGATACTTCTGATTCGTGTATCTGCTAGAGTTACACTAGAGGCTACATCAACAACCCCACCACTACCAGTTACAAAACCTTGTCGAATAGTTGTAGCCATTTATGTCATCCTTCTTTCTTTATATATAGAACATGATGTGGAATATGTCTTTACATTATAACGTACATTTAAAAAATATAAAAGGAGAAGGGTAAGAAATATTTCTTTGTTTACATTTCCTACCCTAACTCCCTTTATACTAGGTTAAGACTTATGAAGAACCACTGGCTCCATAGAATCCACGCCAATCAGACCAACCAAAGCTGTAGCGTTCCCGCGACTTAAAGCGAAGGTTACCAGTATCAAAGTCTGGTTCCATCTTCGTTTGAAGCGGAGCGCGAACAAACATCTTTGCGCCGTTCGGGCAATCAGTCTTAATGAACCAAGCATTCGTATCAGTGAAGCGATGATTTACAAAGAAACCACCGGGAACTAGACCCTGATTACGAATTGCATTGATATCGTTGACACTTGTTGCACCATTAGCAGCAGTAGTCGGGTTGACTCCAATAGTCGTTGACATTGTGCTGTTAAGAATCTGATCAGCCGTGAAGGCAAGATCGGGTGGAACATGGATTGATTCAGCCTTAATACCAATAAGAATGCCGCGATCATCTTTTGCTTTCGCAATAGTAATCAAAGCAGACTCAAGTGAGGCTTCAGAAAGATCAGTAGCATCAAGATCATTATCTTGTGTACCACCGTCTACAACAGGATGGGAATCACTGAAAAGCGAAACACCATCACCACCAAGATAGGAAGAGCTAAAGCCGTTGTTAAATACATCGGCACCCTTTACTTGCTTGGTGTTAGCCATCGCACGGGCAAGACCTTTCGCCCGAAGTTTGGCAAACGTATCATAGAGATTATCTTCCATAGCCTCTTCTGTAACTGAAAAGGCCAAAGAAATTGTCTCAGCCGTATAACGTGCAGTGTAACTTTCCTGCGCGTCATCATACTGAACCGCAGCACCTTCACCCTTAACAGGTGCAGTACCGAATCCAGTAAATAGTACTTCTTCCTCAAAAGCACGGTCACTGTTCTCAACATCGAAAAGTGCTTCATGTTCGTTTGCTACTTCTCTATACTCAAGACCGAAGACCGCATTTAGACCGGGAAGAAGTTCTTTCGCAATACTAGCGCGATTAATAGCCATTATTAATTACTCCTTTCCCATTTAGTTAACTGACGGACCTGCAGAGATATAAGCATCTACATGCTTAACAAGGCGCACTTCCAATTTCGGGAAGGCACGTTCTGCCGCTACGTCAATGTCGTTACCCGGCTCATCAAGCACTGCAACCGCACGAAGCATTGCATTACCCGTTGTACGAGTACCAGCTTCAAGTCCAAAACCAGACTTA